CCGCTTCGCCGTCTCATTTTCAGCCAGCGCGTAACGAGTAACAAGGGGGTTCCCTGTTTTCTCAAAAGTGACACCCTCGGCAGTCGCGCCGTAAGCTTTCAATATATCTTGTATCACTTCTGATAATTTGACGCCTGTGATTTCGTCGCTTCGATCAAGAGCCGAGTCTACCCCTGTCACAAAAGGCGCAACTGACCTAAAATATTCATCTACTCCGCTATCAAGACTGGACTTCAAAGCGGTCTCTTGTGCTGCGTCGACGACAAGGCCCGCTATTTCTACATCAAAAGTAGATCTTATGATAGGCTCAACAAACAGCTTCTCGTCAGTTGTGCCTAGTACCATCCGGGCTTGCCCTGTTAAGGGGTCTGTGTTTAGTGTCGTCCGCACATCGTCCAAATGTGATTGATCTGGTATGCCGTCGGCGTCTACCGTTGGGAGTACCTCTACATACATCACTCTATCGCCGGGTAGGCTGTCCGCCACTTCCAAAGCACAAGCGTCAAAAGTTACAAACGCCGACCCTGCTACCGCATCAGAGGCGAGCCTTAGTTCCGTGCTCAAGGCCGTGAAACTCACACTAAAAGCTTGCCAAGATGGTGATGTGGTGCCCGTCCACAAAACGGTGGAGCCATGAGATACAGACGGCGCGGCTACCCCGTCACCATGGGCATAACCCGATAATGAGTAATCACGATTGATCTCAAGAGGGTATTGAAAAGCATAGGGATAATTTACCCCGTTTCTTATGACAAGTAACGAAAGTGCCCCTTCCTGGGGAGCGGCGGCGCTTTTAACTAAAGTAGCTGAGTTCCCAGGGCTCCAATAGCTTGAGTCACCATACTCCATGTCACCATCTTTTAATTTTTTCGTTGCCGCGATGGGCGCTCCAGAAAAAGGAAACACCCTAGAAACTTCGATGACCACTTCCGACCAAGTTCGGTAATCAACTGCGTTTCCCCCGCCACCTACGGTTCGTATCTCTAACAACACCCGTCGCCTGTACGCTTCATCACTCTCACGGTCTATGCCCTCAACCACAACCGACACAGCCGCCGCTGTAGTACTTGTTATGCCCGCTATTTGACGGCCTATTGTAAGCTCACGCCCCGCTTTTAGGTCACCATCCTCCCCCGGAGTCTCACAAGTTACCTGTAGATCTGCACCTATCCCGATTCCCGCAACAACAGTTGCGGCATTTATGTACCGCAGCCCATTGGAATTCCCCCGGTAATCAAGCCCGGCAGGGATGGTGCTCCCAGCCGTCGCTGGTTGGTTTATAATTAGTACTGATGCTACTGCGGCCTTGCGCTCTACGTTATAATTGTAACCTATGCGGTCTAAATCTTTACCCGTGGCGGTTAGCGCCAGAGTTTGCGCAATGCGATCAACCGCGTGCTTGTAATTCGCTGTCGCTAGCCCGGCTTCAATTGCTGATAAGACTCTATAAAACGCTTTATCATTCAGCGGGATTGTCTGTCCTAAACTAGCTTCAAAATTAGCTACATTTATCGCCGCGATCTCTGCGGTAGTGGGTATTGTTACCGGCATGCTATAGCCTTTCGTTTGCGGGATCTTGCAACTGCGCTATCCAGTTGCTACCGTGCTTAGTCGCCAAAAGCGCTACTAAATCCTTGCCTGGAGGCTGTATCAGTAGGCCCACGTCAACTTTGTTGCCCGAAGGATTGCGGGCCGAAACCAGCACGCTGGAAGCTAAGCCCTCGTCTATCATGTGCTGTGTGGCGCGCTTTGCCGCGGCTTCGGTATTATTGATCCCTTCTAACGTAACCGCTTTTCGGGCGACTTTTTCGAAATCAGACCCAATGTGCTGAGCAGTGTCCGCAAATAAAAAATTGCCCCACCAGCCGAGAGATGTAAAAAGGTCAATCATGGGGACGTTTTCGAGGCCTTGGTCCATTACCGGCTGCCCGCCGTCGACGGAAATTGTTGACCCATCGTCTCCTATCACTAATCTAGGATCACCCTGAAATCTGTCAAATGTTGTCATCTATGGCACCTTTATGCTGTCTATTTTAGCTGGGTCTATATCTGCCGTTGTTGGGGACCCAGTACTAACCGTAGCCGATAAAACCCCAGGAGACCCCGTGCTTACTGTAGCAGTTGTAGCATGCACGTGCGCATTGTATGCAGACACTAAAGAATCAAAATCAGATTTCAATTGATCGAAAGCTGTTTTCAAACCGGCAAATGCAACTGCATTGTCCGCGTCGCCGTTTAGCTCTATGCTCGAGTCGCTCAAAAGCTTTATTGTCGCCAGCTTAGCTCCGGCGCCGTCATAGGAATATATCTCTTTTTCGCCCGCCTTTACTTCGGGTTCCAGCTCGTCACTAAGAGCAACTGCTACTCGATACGAGGGGCCTAAGTCAATTACAATCACCCTCGCGCCCGGCTGCGGGTTGCTGTCTTCCCCTGTCGCCCCGAGCTGTTCTATAGTCTGCAAATCATCTGCATTTGTGAACTCGACTTGTAACAGCCTTGACTTCTCGTCAGCGTCTTTATTCTCGGCAATCTCGCTGCCCCGTACTGTACCTATTGCTACTATGCCCAAGGTTCCTCCACTGGCTCGCCGGTGTATACCTGCGGGGGCACCAAACTTAAAACCGCCTGGGTGCCCTCTTTGTCATAAATGTACTCTACAGATTTTATCAAATAGTCGAACCCGTTCGGCGTAAATATAGTCTTGGATCCAACAGTAACGATGGTGTTCTCCCTCCACAAACTCCCATCGGGAGCGTACCAGCTACTCACCGGAAAAGATAAGGTCAGAGCCTCCGCGAGCTGTTTGGACCTTTGCCAGTCCGCGATTGATTGTATGTTGCCCGCCGTAGCGTCTTCGGCCTTGATAGTTTTGAATCTAGCCCTCGGGACACTAATATCATTCGATATAGCCTCTATAGCATTTCCACTTTTACGCTTGGGGGTAGGGCCTATCACGCGGTAAGCATTGTACCTTTTGCGCCCGTCAAATCGGGCCCTTATGTTCTGGTGCGGAGGGATGTCTTCTTCTATAACTCCCACTGACACACCGGCCCTGGCTTGATAAAAAATCACTTCGCCTTTTGGCGTGGAAGAAATCAAAACTTTTCGCTGCGCAGCAAGGTCAGAAAGGTGACTAAAAATCGTATCTTCCGGTGCCGCTGTTACGCGATCAAATTCTTCGTCGTCGGCCTCATAAATCAGGGTCAGCCCTAGTGGCTCTATGAGATCTTGTGCACGCTGTTGTAAAGTTACTTTTTTCTGCTCGTAAGGGGGCTTGACTGATGAGTCCATCAAATCGGCTGTCGGTGAAAAGCCCTCAAGAGTGACCGTCGACCCCTCTGACCCCAGCTCAGTTTCCATCGTGTACAAGACCCCTTTTACCGCGAGTCTCGGCCCTAGATAAACCAGAGCACTATTGTACGCATAAGGCTTTAGTATGTCTGTCATTTTTGGGTCGTCTGGATCCCAAGGCAGTCTAGCCGACCACCCGTCCGATACAGTATCCATAGTGCGTATAACACGTGCGCTCTCCACTAAAAACCGCGTGCCATCTACGAACAAGGTAAAATCATCCCACTCCGCGCCTTCCAAGTACTCTTCTTCGGTCAGGCCCAGAGCTTGACTAACTGCGGCTTCTACAGGGTTTGTCGGAATCTGTAAGATCTCCCCCGGATAAATCAAATTTGGGTTGTCTGATTTTAATGTATTTTGGTTTGCTTTCCAAATCAGACGCCATTTAGCAGGATCGCCATACGCCTGGCTTGCCAGCCTAGATAAGTTATCCCCGGATATGACAACATAAGGTACACCCGCCGTAGCTTTAGGCATAAACCACCACCTCGGCGCCTGCGGGCAACATGTAAATGCTGTCTCCTGTAAGATTGTTGGATCTAATAAACAAGTCGATGTTGGCGTCACGAGCGCCAGGGCCATTGTACTCTGAGACCGCAATCTCTATGGGGCATCTCGGCCGGTCTAGAATAAAGCGGCGTTCGACTTTTAAATCAAAAGCCGAGACCATCAAAAATTGAATCACTTTTGCGGACAAAATTGCCGCGTCAGAAAAGCTCAGTGCTTGCGCAAAATACTGCTCATCTATATCTTTTGTCTCAAAAGCTTCCTGCAGCGCCTCGAGGGAGCCCGTTATCCCTGAAAAAAAATCCGCCATGTTCTGCGCGGCCTCGACTACTTGCGGCCTCGTAGCCACCGGCTCGCCCGCCAGCGTAATGGCCGTAGTGGGTATAGTCACCCCTGCCTGCGCCGCATTGATTCCGTTAACTGCAATTTTACTGTACGCACTAATTGCGGCGGACATTGCCAGCTCGATGATTAAGACACTGTTGGCATCCTGCGCAGTTAGATTGATGCCCGTCCCCGGCAGCAGTTTTGTCATCTCTGACACCAAATCGTCATAGAGGCTTTGAGACTGCGCCAAATCGACTGCACCAAAAGAGGGTGTAATAACTAGTTGTTGTATCTGCCCCGCGAGGGCCTGCACATCCAGCACTGTAGCATTCAGGGTATCATTGATCCCGTTCTGTATCAAATTCATGGTGGAATCCAGATAGTCCACCGATGTCGTCAAAGGGCTTAAAATAAAATCTGTCACATTTGCTATGCCTTGGACTGTGCTGTCTATCCCGCTGGCAAGCGCTTCTGTAGATGTATCCAAGGCCGCAGTAAATTGATCAAAGGCAGAGTTGTTAAGCGTGTCCGCGGCATCACCTACGTTACTGGCTGCCTCCGCAGCGGTAAGCAGCGTTGTTTCATCAATAGGCTCGATCCATTCAGTCTCTATTGTGATAACTCCACCACTCGACACGGGCTCATCGGTCTCCCTTATAGACATTAACTGCAGTTCTATAAATCCGTGAACCGGGTGTGTTACACTCCAGCGCCCGCGCTCTTTGGCTGCCTGAAAAAACGCTTGTGCATTTTTGTCACAATCTTTGCCATCAAAAAGCAACGGTATCGAATATATAGTACTGCTAACGTCCAGGTCCTGAACTATGTCACCTTTGACTTTCGGGAAAATGAACACGCCTAATTTTTTGCTAAAGGACCGGCTGTCCCCACTCCATTTGGGCCGGAACTCGTTCCCTTCGGGTGAAATCATCACAAAATCAGGCTGCAAACGCGCTTCCCAATCATCGGGACCGCCATTGAAAATATCTGCTATTTGGTCAAATAATGACACTAATTTTGCCCCAACAATTCTGTTCTTATCGGGGGTGCGCCCCTCGTTTTCGAACTCACTTTTGATCCATCAGTCGCACCGGCTATGTCAAGGCGGCCCTCAAACTTTATAGCTTGTGGTGCCGCACTTTGATCTTTGTCCCCCGTTTTCAAGCTCTTATCTTGCAGGGGCGATGCCAGCGCGGCGGGCGAAGCCGCAGGAGAAGCCTTGCCTCCATTAGCCTCGCTTCCTCCGAACCCTAACCACTTTGCCGCTTTGCCTAGCAACGCACCAGGGTTACTCATGTTCTTTAACTTTTTAAGCCATCCAAAGATCTTGTCTATGCCCGTTTTAATTCCTTCCACAAAAGTGTCCCAGGCTTCTTTTGGATTAGTAAACAGCTCCTTTATTGTACCAAAAATACCTTCTATTACTGATACAACCCCGCTGCCCAACCAGTCAAAAACCCCCCTTATTACTAAGCCCATTTCTTCAAAAAATCCAGTTATGTGACTCCAGTTAGACACTATCAAACGGGGCAAAGTCATTAACCAATCAAGAGGGTTTAGTGACAATTCAGGACCTAGCTTAAGCCACTCGACAAAATCATCGTATACCCACCCTATAGCCCGGCCTAAATCATCCCAGTAAGTTACGAGAGTATAAATGCCCGCAGCTAAACCACCTACAGCCAAAGCAACCACTGCTACGGGACCGGCAAGAACCGCCAAACCAGCGAACATGCCCGAAAGGCCACCGGCTGCGGCAAGTGCTTTCGCTACGCCGACCAAACCCCACATAGACGCAACAAAACCCCCTATTTTCAAAGCTGTAAAACCAGCGGCTACGCCTATCAAAACACCTTTGTAATCTTTTAGCACTTGTAAAAAGTCTTTGGCTACTCCGATAGCCTCCCGTACGTCTTTCACAATTGGCTTTATGTCAAATTCTCGTATCGCTTTTGTCGCGGCTTCTAGCCCCCCTGGGAACTTTTCTTTAAAGGTGTCTATGACTTGGAATCCTACATCAATGGCCGACGACTTCAAGGCATCGAGGCGCTTGCTAAGCGAATCCCGCATAAACCCAGCTACCTTTTTA